ATCGGCAGACCGAGAAAGGTATCGATGCAAGCTTCTTTGAATGACGGCCAATCTAGTTTCATTTATTTCTTCAATAAATCTTCTTTATTTATATTTTCACGGTTTATTAATTCATCTAAATAACTAGAATCGTAATCATTACCGCCATATTTATTTATTGTATCTCGCAACATTAATCTAAAAAGGTGCGTTGCGCTTATCTTGTTATCTGCACAAATTTCTTTCCAAAGTTTTAGTTCAGCAAAAGTAACTCTAAAGGATATGCTTTCAGTTTTTATTAGTTTTACTTTGTATTTTTCTGGTATGTTTAGTTTCATTTATTTCTCCTTTCTTCTATAGGGAGGAGCTACACAAGCTCCCCACCTTTCAATATCAGGGCCTCGTCTTTCTCTAGCTCTTTTTTCTCTTGCTTTTTTATTACGACGTAAGCGCTCCTCACGTAACTCAGGTTCTAATTCGTGCATAATTTCAGCTTTGACAAGCGCTCGTTCGTCTGGCGTGAGCTCGTCGATTAAAACAATATCAGCTTCAGTCGGTACCCAAGTCTGAAAAAATTGTTTCTTCTGATCCCGCCACTCCCAAGCTACTTCACGTTTGAGTTCTTCTGAGTTGATAATAAAGTAAATGTTGTTGCTCTCAGTTTTCATCTTTTTCTCCTTTATTGTATTTAATATATTCTTGTCGCACAGGTATGTTCCATAATCTTCTAATTCTTTCTCTACATTGTTGCCAATAAGGTTTTTGATGATCGAAATAAAAAAAATCTTTTTCTAAAAGAGTTTCTGTTTTCCAAACATAATATCTGTAATCACCCCAAGGCATCATTACAGATTTAGTTTTAATTTTAAAACCATACTCTTTAGCTATTCTTCTGAATCTATTTCTTTCTTTTGCTGTTAACTCTTCAAAACCCTCTCCGTCCTCACAAAAATATAAATCACGAAAAACTTCATAATTTTTTCGATCAACTAAAAACTTATCTTTAGGATCAACTTTATTGGTATATTGATTTTTAAGTAGAGGTTCTGTTTTTTTGTAATGTGATGGCGATTTATTTTTCATTCTGCTTCCCAAGGTTTACGGCTTTGATTGTCAAAACGATAGTGCCAAGTTTGTTTACCAGGAATTGCTTTCGTCTTGACTACATCGCCTAAGTATTTTTGTACGTGACTCACGGCATAACGTGCTGCTCGCTCGCCACTCGGTAAGTTGTTTGCTTTCAGTGCCTCACGTGCTAACAGTTCTAATTCTTGTCTAGTGTAAAACTTAACTCTGTCCATAGCATTTGCTACTTTTTGTGCAATCTCTACTTCGTCCGGACCTTCATCAAAGTCCACCATATCCCAATAACCTTTCTCAAAATCAAATCTAGACAAATGCGTTTCAGGTTCTTTGGCATTACGTGCTTCATAAAACATTGTTACATTCGGACGTTGCCCCATCAGTTTGATACCAGAGTCCATCCACCCAGCAAAAGCTGAGCCTCCACGGGCTGACATGAACGAAGCATCATCCGCTCGTTCCTTACCCGTGTGATGGGCAATGATTACTGCCACACCAAAAAGTTCAATCAAGCGATCGATTCTAGATAGCAAGCTGTGGATCTCTTGGTTGCTGTTCTCTTCGCCATCAAAGAAATTAATAATCGGATCAATCATGACAATATCAGGTTGATGATAATCAATACTTTCAGCGATTGCGTTGATGTCTTTGTCACGCATGATGTTCTTTCTGAGTCGGCCAGTTGGAATTAAGTTTGCATGTCCCAAGGCTAACAGATCTGGATCGTGTCGGTACGGTTCGTAGTACAAATCGATTCTATTTTTTAAAAACTCTTGAATGATTTCAGCTTGTAGCCACATGACTTTACACGGCTTGGTAAAAGGCATACCCATAAACTGTTGACCAGTCGTGGCTGCTGCTGCAAACGCTCCCAACCAATGCGACTTACCTATCTTTGGCTTCCCAATCAATAGACACCTAGACTGTTCAAAGATAAAACAATCACCCCAATACTGTTCGATTGTACCTGATTCGATGCCTGTCCAAAATTCATCGTTGTAACTTTTTAAATTAAGTGGGTCGGTCTTATTGTCTTGTACCTTTTTTACTTCGATGGGATCTTCTTGATCCAGTATTTCTTTGAGTTCTTCGCCTAGATCTATCTGCCATTCGCTCGTCTTCCAAGCCATGATTCCAGCATCTACATCTTCTGGATTGCGTTTGATATGACCCTGAGTAATCGACATGGTTGTTTGTAAAACCTCTGGCAAAGGCAGTGGGGACGGCAATGTTTGGTTCCAATCAAAAGCTTTGATTAAAACTTCACGATAACCCCAGCCTTCACGAATCCATTTGCCTAAGAGTCTTGCTAAAGTATCATTACGTTGACCGACAGCAACAGGATCTGTACCTATTTTTGTTCCTAATGATAACGGCTGTACCTTTCCTGATTGATTGTATTCGTGTATTGCATTCAAATCATTCATGTTTAACATCGGCAAATCCATCATGTCATTGACCAAAGCGCCTTGTGCCAATTCAAAACTGTATTTGAGTGAAGGCGAAACCATGACATAACCACCTTCGCCCCTGACATCCAAGTTGCCAGTCATGTTACGAACATTTAAGCCCTCGTTGATTTGATAAAAATAATGATAACCACCACGTGGGGTTCTTTGTTTCAGAGGCGATCGAGTTACTTGACCAGACTCGACGAACTCAACCGCCTCGGTACTATCACAATCCAACACCACAAAAGTTATGCCGGTGATAGCAGCCCAGTTAGCCCCTGGATATCGGACTAACCACTCTCTCAATTCTTCTTGGGTAGGTTGTCTTCTTTGATAAGTCTCCCACTTTACTCTAGGGGTCTTGGCCCATTTCGCTGCTAAGACTTCATCGCTTTCAAACGGATGACGTTTGCGAAAATATTCTGGAATGATTTCTGTACGTGAACCACACGGAATCAAATGAAAACCTTCTTCCCAAAACGACCAAAGCATTTCGGCTTTGGCTTCGTCAGAAAAATTTTCTAACTTAGAATCAGGATTCAGTACTAAGGGCATTCTCTTCTATGGGTCCGTAAATATCTTCCCAGGTCATAGCGTAACCTGTCATAAGTATTAATTTTTTTGCTTGCCTTGGTCTTGGTTCGCGGTTGCCATAACGCCAAGATTTTACTGTGTCAGGTGAGACTCCTAGTTCTTTAGCTAAAGGGTACTCGCCTCTTTTGATAATATATTCTTTTAATGTCATGCCGTGGATTGTAAATTATTTTTTGCTTAAAGTAAAAATATTTCTTGACATTTATTTTTCTTTCCTCAATACTACGCTCAGGAGTAAAGTTATGAAAGAGAATATTGTAGAAGAGTTCGACGACCTCGCCGACTTATTAGCCAGGAAAAAAAACAACTTAGCTATGCAAGCAAGGTTGCGTGAAGAAAGCAAAGATTTAGATATTGCTATCGCTCGTCACCCCAGAGTTGCTGAACAAGTGAAGCTGTCTAACAACACCGGCGGTGCAACTAGAATAGATTTTGCTGAATATGATTTTGATATCAAAGTTGATTTTCGAGTCAAACGTGAATGGGATCAAAGCAGAATCCATGATATCTACGAAGCTGGGCAGATCCCAGAAAAACTCTTTCCATTCAACTTAGAGTTTAAAGAAAACAAAAAAGAAACGACAGCTCTGGCTGAACAACACCCCACAATTTATCAAAAATTAAGCGAAGCATTGACGACTAAAATTTCAGATCGGCCTTATGTTTCGTTTTTAGACAAGAGGAAAAAATGAGTATATTAGATGAGATTCAAACAGGCATGAACCCTGGGCCTATAAAAATGAACATAGCTGGCACCGATGGGATAGGTAAGACTACCTTTGCTGCGGGTGCTCCAAGCCCAATATTTATCAAGACTGAAGAAGGTACTAGATATGTCAACACTTCTTCTTTTCCATTGTGCGAATCGTATGAGGACTTGATGAAACGATTGAAACAATTGGTACAAGAAGAACATGATTTTAAAACTGTGATTATTGACACCACCGACTGGGCAGAAAAATTAATTCAAGAAGAAGTGTGCCGTCAAAAGAATGTAGCTTCCATAGAAGACATCGGTTTTGGTAAAGGATACACCATGGTAGCTGAAGGCTTTCAAAAGATCTTTAGAGCCTTGGACATCCTTAATGACAAAAAGAATATGAACGTGATTTTATTATCTCACGTTGCCATCAGAACATTTGCAGATCCTGAGCGTGAGCCTTACGATCGTTGGGAACTTAACTTACACAAAAAGGTTAGTTCTAAAATCAGAGAGTGGGTTGACTTCAATCTATTTGCAAATCATCAGATTCGTGTTACTAAGTCGGGGCAGGGCTTTAATGAAAAGTCACGTGCACTTGCCATGGGTGAGCGTATGCTTTTCACAAAGTTCTCCGCGGCTTTCGATGCGAAGAGTCGAGTTCCTCTTCCCGATAAGATAGAGCTCAAATGGGATGCGTTTATTAACGCATATAAAACAGCAACTAAAAAACTAATGAGCACTAGCAGTGTGCAAGGAGATTAATTTGTGTAAAAAATGTGGGAGGCCAGCTGAAGTGGTTGTAAAATCCAACGGTTGGTTCGGACCATTTAACAAAAAGATTTACATGTGCACTGCTTGTGTTCTGGAGACAAAAAAATGACAGATGAGTTTGATATAGACTTAACTAGCGTGGAAGAGGAAAATGATTTCTCACCTATCCCTAACGGGAACTATGAAATGGTGGCGAATCAATGGAATCAACACACTTCAAAAGCCGGTAATCTATCCATCAAAGTCGAGTTTGATGTGGTAGGTCCGAGTCATGCTAATAGAAAAATATGGGAATATTTTACTGTACAAGGCAACGCCGTCCAAGTCACTGCAAGACGCGTCAAAGCTTGGCGTAAATCGATGGGATTGGATCCAGATGTCAGCTTCAATAAAGAAGCCTTAGAAGAAATGATGAATAAACCATTTATGGCTAAGGTAAAGATTGAACCTGGGACAGATGGCTATGCCGACAGCAATAAAATAAACGACTTTATAAGCAAAGGTACAAGCACACCAAAATCAGAGGAGAAGTCTGAGTCCGTGCAAGATCCAGCTGAAGTTGAAGCTGCGGAGAAATCCACTGGCGAGCAAGATTATGATTGGATGAAATAGGGCTTTCATCCATACCATCCACCTACCACCAAGGGTGGAAATCAAGCGAGACCTAAGCACGTCTTTAAACTGCTTAATTAAATAATAATATAAAGAGAGACGACATGATAACAGAACAAGACACAAAAACAGAAAACAAAAAAGCATTTGGAAAAATAGAAAAGGATATTCCAATTAAAAAAACTGTTCATCGTATGAGTGAATCACACAAACTAGCTAGCAAAATGGAGATAGGCGATAGCATTTTATTTGAAACTCCTAGAGATGCAGAAAGATTCATTGGGGTTATGAGACGACAATTAAAAAGAGCTACTAGACGAAGTCAATCTGATGGTACGGTAAGAGTTTGGTACATAGCTGATATAAGCAAGATTAGTGTAGACACTGAGAAAGAAAGAGTAGAATTTATTAGAAATTAGAGGAGTACATGAAAAGAAAAACACTTAATCTTAATGAAAAAGATTTAATATCGAATACCGAAAAGGTTATCGAAGAAGTACATAAGCTTTGGCGCAATGAAGATAGCTTATTTAATCCAACCCTGGTTCAGGCTGTAAAAGATACTGAGCTTAGCATTTTAAACATAGGATATGAGAATGAAAGAAAGTTTAAAAAATGATTTAGAACTAGAGCTGTCAGATCTATTAAGAAGATATTCCAAAAGAAAAGATTTTGACGCTGGCAAATTTACAGCAGCACTCAATCATTTTTCTATGCGTTTGACTTATGAAATGACTCATAACACCATCGCTGCCACTGGCTTGATTGCTGTGTGTTTAAACTCAGTGCTTTCTGATTTAATGGATGCCCAAGAAAAAGAAATAGTTTTTGAGGCAGATGCAAAACTAGATGATGAGCTAAACACTAAAAAGACAAAACATTAATGGATCTCAGGCCCTATCAAGAAGATGCTGTCACATCGCTCTTTGATTGGTTTGGTAGCCAATCAATTACTGACCATCCTTTACTAAGTTTACCTACTGCTTCTGGCAAGACAGTAATCTTTTCTACTTTTATTAAACGACAGATTATGTCTTACCCAGATACTAGGTTTTTAGTTCTAGCTCATCGACAAGAACTAATCGAGCAAGCTGAAAACAAAATAAAAAACGTTTGGCCTCAAGCACCAGTTGGTGTTTTATCTAGTAGTTTAAAGAGACATGAGTTAGATGCTCAAATCCTGGTTGCTTCTAGAGATACTCTAGCTGCTGGATCCAGATTAGAAAAAGTTGGTAAGTTTGATTACATTATTATTGATGAAGCTCACAATCTTTCGCCAGACGATCAAACCAGATATCAAAAAATTATTACCAAGCTCTCCACTGAACATGCTACTAGAGTTATGGGCGTTACTGCTACACCTTATCGCATGGGGCAAGGTTATATTTATGGCAAACGTAAAGATCATTTCTTTTCTGACCTTGCTTATCAAGCGAAAATCCCAGATCTTATTGAGCAAGGTTATCTAGCAAGAATAGTATCTTATCAGGTAGCTGACGAAACCATCATTGATGCTAGTAAAGCCAAATTAAAATTTAAAGGTGGAGATTATAAAGAATCAGATTTAGAGAAGTTAGCTTTAGATGAACAAACTATTCTAGCCATCATTGCTGATTGGACAGAAAAAGCTTACAGCAAAGGTCGAACTGCTACTGTCTTTTTCTGTGTCTCAGTATTGCATGCCATGAAGATGAATATGTTTTTAGCCAAGCAAGGTATCAAATCAAAACTACTTACTGGGGAAACTCCAGGCGACGAAAGAAGGCAGATCCTAGCAGATTTTGAGTCAGGCGAGCTAAACGTCATCTGTAACGTTGGTGTCCTTACAGAGGGCTGGGATGCGCCCAAAACGGATTGTATTGCTATGCTTAGACCTACGCAAAGCTTAGGCTTGTATGTGCAAATGTGTGGTCGTGGCATGCGTGTTTACCCAGGTAAAGAAAACTGTTTGTTATTAGACTACGGCGAGAACATTGCTCGACATGGGTGCATTGACACAGCTCAACCCAATCAAGAATTTAAAGTTAAAAGACCAAAGATTTGTGGCGAATGTTTAGCTATTAATTCGTCGCATGCTAAAAAGTGTGTTGAGTGTGGTGCTGAGTTTCCAATTTCAGAATTTTCTACTTACTTAGTACCAATGGAAGAACGTAAGGTTGCTAAACAAACCAAGGCAGCTACCGGAGCCGTGATCTCTGATGAGAAACCAGGTGTTAGAACTAAAGAAGAAATAGTCACTAGCACCTCTGCAACTTTGGCCACTTCTAAAAACGGTAATGATTACTGTCGAGTTTTCTTTCAGATAGAAGATAGTTTTCTACCCAGATCCTTACCGCTTATGTTTGAGCATCCTAGAATGAGTGGTCTAGCTATTAATCAATGGTGTAGAATTGTGGATGCAAAGAAGTGGGGAGTGCCGCGTCGATCTGAAGATGCCGTCCGTAAAATTAATCAAGGTGCCATGCGAGACGTAAACAAAATAACTGTTAAGAAAGAAGGCAAATATTTTAATGTCAAAAGAGTAGTCGTTACCAATAAAGAGGTTTATATATGAAGAAGATAAATGAAATAATTGATCATGTTATGCTGGAAGAGCCAGCTAGTTATCGTCCTTACTTAGGAATGAGTCAGATTGGTAATCCAGACGAGCGTATGCTTTGGTTAAACTTTCGTTGGTGTTTGCCACCCAATAGCTTTGAGCCAAGGATTTCAAGAATTATGGATCTGGGTCAGCACTTAGAAGATATCATTGTTGATTATTTAAAAAAAGCGCAAGGCTTTGAAGTGTTTGAGAAAGATAAAAACGGTAAACAATATACAGCTTCTTTATTAGGCGATCATTTTTCTGGGCACATTGATGGCGTAATAAAAGGTTTGCCAACTGTAAAATCTCCTGCCATCTTAGAAATCAAAACTGCTAATGACAAACGTTTTAATAATCTAACTAGCGAAGGCAGTTACGAACGTTGGTCTATGGAATACGAAGCTCAGGTGCATTGTTATATGGGGGCTTTTAAACTAGATAAATGTTTGGCTTTGGTTTACAACAAAAACAATTCAGATATTTATACCGAAGTTATTAACAAAGACGAAGAGATCTTTCAAAACATGTTGGCCAAAGCTAGACGAATTATCACTTCAGAGAATCCGCCAGAGAGTCTGATACCTGAAACAGATTGGCGCATTAAAAGTTTAGCCAAAGAATCTAGGGATGTTTATATGCAAAGAGCTTATCCACAAGAAAAAAATTGTCGCAACTGCAAATACAGCAAACCTTTGATAGATAGTAGCGGTGCCACTTGGCTTTGTAATAAAGGCCAAGAGATTTCTAATCCAAAAATGCAGAAGCGAGCTTGTCAAGATCACGAGTGGATTACAGGTTTAACTCCATTACCTTTCTAAATTATTGTAAGTTTTTGTAAAATCATAGTATAATTTGACATATTCCTTGTAATTAAAGGAGGTCAACGTGAAAACTTTATGTGATTTTGAAGACCCTTTTATAAAAAGATCAGGCTGTAAACCTGTTTGGATTAACAGAGCTACGTTTGAATCTTTAAATAAATTTGCTTCAGACAATGAAAAAGACGTTAAAGACATAATAGAGTACTTGGTGGTATTAGCTTTGAACAACCACGAAAGAAAAATTGAAGAAAAAATTAGTTTCGATTTAGAAAGCGTTTAATTAATTTTTACTTTTAAAATCTATTATATTTTTACACCACCAGAAGAACATGTCTTCCGATAGATTGTGTTTCATAATGTTGACTCTGTGTGTTACCAATTGTATGTTCCCAACCACATAACCTTCATGCGGCAGGATCCTATCTAAAGAAGCATTGAGTTCTTTCTTGCCTTGACCATCTTTAGCATGCGTCATTAGAACGCCAGACAAGGCGCACCTGCCCTCTTGTTCGTCCCAGACATCAATTACATCATCCAGAGTAATATCCCACTTCAGATCGGGTCTTTTCTTTTTTCTGGAACTTTTTAATTGCGTGAATATTAGGGCTAAAAATTTGTAAGGATCTTGAGTTACATTCTGGTAACGTTTTTTTTGGTAACAACTTCGACAGGTCTTCCGATAAGAGATAGTACCTGTCGGTCTTACCTTGGGTTCAAACTGCTCCATAGGTTTACTCTTCCGACAGACGGAACAAGTCTTTTTGTCTTCGGTCATTTTATTCTCTAGGAGAAGATACGATCTGTATTATCAAGCCTGGGTACAACGCTTCCACCAATTTCTTTTTGAGTTTGAAGACATCAGTTTGCACACCTTTAGTATCTTCCACCACCTCCTCGCCATTAGCGTTTTTGTATTTAAAATCCGCCTTGTATAAACAGATCTTTTTACCTTCGATAAAACATGGATAAGGTGGGTGCACCTCTATATCTGATACGGCACCAGCTCTTTCTAATTCTTTTAAGAATTTATATCTGGCTGCCTCTAGCTTACTGTCAAAGACGTAACCATCTAGCTTTACTTTGATCGCACCGTATTTGTTATAAGCCATTTTTTAATATACAATAATTTATCAAAAATAAGAAAGAATCAACATATTAGGAGAATCTTACATGACTCATGTTACCATAGGTGTGAACAAAGAAACGCATAAAAAACTTAGCGAACTCGCTTCATTAACTCATCGTACCAGGGCTAATACTGTCGAGTGGTTGGTTGATAGGGCCATAAGCCAGATTAAGTTAGCTGAAAAAAACGGCAACGCCGAGCAAATTAAATTTGGACTTTAAGATCCCCCTACTAATTTTTCTAGTTCTTGCTGTCTTAATATTTGAGCTCCTGGGGATATTTGAGTTCTTGGGGATTGGTCGTCTCTTGGATCTCTAAATTGGCCTTCAAGATTTTGTTGTCTTATATCTCTTTCAATAATATTAATAGGAGTTCTTATATCTTGTGGCGCTGGCGAAGCTCTTAAAACATCTACATTTAATTCAATTGGTCTAAATCTATTACGCATAACGTCTTTGTAATTAGCCACTTTAGCTTTTTTAAGTTGTGTCTCTATTTCTCTTTCTGATAAACCAAGAGTTTTTGCATCATCAATTGCTGTGTATAAATCTCTAAAGGTTCTAAATCTTTTTTCATTTGAATTTATATAAGCGTTTAGATATTGTTCTGCCTCTCTTGGTTCAAATTGTCTCAAGTAAGAATTGAATTGGTTGGTTGCGTCTCTTATTTCTCTAGAAGCTTCAAAACCTCTAAACAATAAAGTTCTATCTATTTGTGGTTTGACTACTTTGAAACCAGTAAAGGCTTGTACCATGGTATCAGCTACATCCAGATCCTGACCTGCTTTAGTTTTTAAATCCTCGCCTTTGCCTCCAGTCAAACCAAAGACAGCTTTAGGAAAGTTTTTTGGTCTAACGTCAACACCGATTCCTCCATCAGTTCCTAAATCAGAAGCTAGAGTAAAAGGGGTTATGGAAGGTAAAGTTTGTTCAGTTACGTATAAAAAACTTTTAGCCAATCTATCACCTATGGTATCTGACTCTCCCCAAATTCTTCTACCAGTTGCAGTTCTTCCATAAGCAGAATCAGTTACAGCTTGTATGGAGAAAGCTGGCTCAACAAAACTATTACTTAATTCTGAAACTGCACCAAGCGCACTATCATTAAATGTTTTTAATAAACTTTCTTCATTTCTATTGCCTTCTGCGACTTCCATAAACACCCTATTCACAGGTCTGTTTAAATAATCATAAGGGTTCATGTAACTAAAATTAAAAAATTGAGTAGGGTTGCCATCTTTATCAGAGGCCACTGGCACTAAAGTTGCTGTCTTATCCCAAGGCATTCCATAAGATCTTTTATACGCTTCTACTTTTTCTTGATCAACTCCAGTTAAAGTTGTGCCTATTCTTTCCAAAGCGTAACCAGTACCACCTAAAGTAAATGTTGCTCCAGCTAATCTGCGCATACCTATCTTTTGTATCTCAGGATTATCACTAGCAACTTCTCTAATTGCTCTAGCAACCGCATTCCCAGTATTTCTAAATATTTCTGCTGGGAAAGCTACAAAGTTACCTACTGGAGCTAGTTTTAATTTATCAACAAAACCCATAGTTCTTTGATAATTTTGTACGGTTTGTTGAGCTATATCCCCAGCTTCTGCTCTAGCAAACATTTCAAGTCCATCGTCACCAAATTTATTAATAATGCTTGATGGCTTTATAACTGGTTTACCAAAAGCATTTAGCTCAACTAGATCCGCATATCTAGTCATGTTTTTAACAGCTTGTACTGGAACAAAACCATCTGTGTTATTTTTCATGGCTTGTAAAAATCTTTTCTTTTCACCCATATAACTAAATACACGTGCAGCGTTATCTGTCATTGCGTAAGTTTTTTGTAAAAATTTATCTGTTTGTTTGATACCAGGAATATTACCAACTCTTGATAAAATAGTACTACCACGAGTTCCTTCAAAAGATAAATTAGCTAAGTCTCTTATCTCAGCTAAACGTCCACCACCACCAGCTTGACTCAATCCTTCTTCTCTTAATTCTTTTAAGATTTCTTTTTTTAAAGTTTTTGTTTTAGGGTCTATGAGACCAGCAAAAGTGGTTTGCACTGCGTCTAGGTATCGACCAGTGTTACCAACATTACCATTTAATAAAGCAAAAAAAGGTATTGAAGTAAAGTTTCTAGTTTGTGCCCCTGGTGATAAAACTGTTTTACCATATTGAGCACCAGATTTAACTGCAATAATAGGTTTATACCATCCAAAATTTGTTAATGGGTTAGCTTGGAAATCACTACTAGCTCTAGTTATCGCATCAAAAAAATCTGCTCTAACAAATTTACCATTTAAAGATCCGTGTTCTTGATTAAATTGTTTAAATTTTATTGGCACATCATCTGGCCCAACAGTATCAAAAGCAATATTAATATCTCCTTCTTTGCTTGTAGTAATTTTTTTATTATCAAAATAACTTTGATCTCTTAAAAATTTCTTCTCGCCTAAAGCTGCGGCATTTTTATCCAATTTAAAAATATCATCATAAACTTTTGACTTGGCTGTTAAAGTTGCTAATCTGCTTGCCGTTAATGAAGCCATCAAGGCAGTGTTATTTAAAGCAGCTTCTGGAGTTGATTGCGTATAACCAGCAACCTCGCCCAAAGCTTTTCTGACTTTTTCTAAGCTATCTAAGTTTCTGCCTTTTAAAATTCCTTTATCTACTCTTAAACTATCAACAAAAGCATCTGCGCTTTCTACTCCAATCGCATCTTTATTTTTTGCTCTAGGAATAACCAAATCATTTAAAGCACTTCTAGCAGTTTGCTCATCGACCCCATGTTGTCTCATAATTTGTTCGATAGCTTCTTGTTTTAACTTTGGATCCATTTTAAAACCGCTATCAATAAAAGCTTTATAAACCCTACTGCCATACAATCCCATGTTTTCTTTTATAGCGTCTCTTAACTCAGTGTTGATAAATAAATTAGTAAATTCATCAGATGTGCTGTCACCTGCTTTTAAAACACTCTTTGATAAATTATTAAACTGACCTCTAGTGCTTTCTAATAGTTCTGATATTTTTAACCCTTCTTTTAAATCTATACCTTTATACAAACCGCCATCGGTTTCTAAATTTTTTATTCTTGTCAATGCTTGTTGTTGTAAACTTTTAGCTGCACTTCTAGCTTCTGTTTGACTTAAATTAGGAAACTCAAAATCAACTTTTACTCTTGGGAACATATAGTCTTCTATATCTCTAGCCAATTGCATTTTTTGTGTTTGACTTGAGCTACCTTTATTGGTTTGGTTTACTGTTCTAATGATGTTTTGAAAAGCGTCATTAACAGCTTCTTGTGCGGCTAAGACGGTGGCTGTTTTAGCGCCCATTGCTTTGGCTACTGCTACTGTTGGTTTGTCTCTTTTAAAAGTAAAATTATTTTTTAATCTATCGTAAAAAGTTCTATTCGTATTTAAAAGACTTTCATCAAGTCCTTTGGCTGTTAATTTGCCTTGTGCACTTAAACCTATTTTAGCTATGTGTGAAGCAGCTGGAGCTACAAAGTCAATACTTTTTTTAGCTGCCGCTTTGGTACCACTCAAAGCTAAAGGCAAACCAAATACAAAAGCACTAGCCTCAGCAGCTACATTCATTTTATCTAATAATCTTTTGGCCGCTGCCTCGCTACCATTTAATCTGGCTAATCTTTCTTCGTCTGATTCACTATCTAAAACTAAATCTGAAATAGTAACAGTGTCGTCAGTAGCGACTGCTCCATCTACAGCACCAAACCCAAGAGCTCCTTTGGCTTTACCGTATCTGGTTAAAACTCCAGCAGCACCTAGTCCTGGAATACCAAACTGACCAAAGAAAGAAGCTATCTCTCCAGCCTGGGTCTTTGGTTTTTCATAAGCAACTCTATCGAAATGTTCTTTAACATCAGCAGTAAGATCTGTATCAGCTATAAAGTCTATAAAAGAGGAACCAGTTTCAGCCAAACCTTGAACAGCTCTTTGTGGGCCAGTTAAAAACAAACCTCTACCAATGTCACCAAGCACTCCTGTCTCGCCTTGTTTGGTTTTGTTATAAGCTTCGGTGTATTCTTTTATAGTTTCTGGACTTTCATCTGGGATGAATATTGTTGCTCCATCTTCCAGTTTTAAAGTAGGCATGACTAATCTTTCTTTGTTAACATTAATCTGTTTAATAAATCATAATAAACATCAGGGCTTTCACTTTGTATTTTATAGAGAGATCTATCTAAATAAATATCTCCAGTTTTAGAATCGACTACATTATAATCTTTTATATCAAATGAACTTATATTTTGTTTTTGGGCTAAAGCTGCTACCAAACCTTCATATTGTTCTCTAATTTTTTCTTCGTCAACATCTGATAAAAAGCCTTGTTTACTTGCTTGTAATCTATACAAAGCATCTTGTTGATCAGGGTTTTGTTGTAAATATTCTAGAATTTTTTGATCAGCTGGTTTAGCTTCTTGCAAAGCTATGTCTGCTCCTAAGTAACCTTGAGTAAATTCACTTAAACCTAATGGACTAAATCCAGTTGGGCCTTCTTTCGGCATAGTCATGGCGGCAAAACCTGCCATCATTTTTTTAGCAAAGTCAGGATCTTCTGAAACTTTTTCTAAATAACCACTACCAAAAGCTTTTAAGTAATCTAAAAATTTTGGTGTACCCTGTATAACATTGCCATCAGCATCTAGCTGTGCTTCAAATCTGCCAGTTTCGTTATTAAAAAAGAATCCTTTTTGTTGTAATATTTTTCTAGCATACACGCCAATCGTTTCATTAGGAACGCCAGATAAATCTATTGGACCAGTTATTTCATCTGTTTCTTTTGGTGGGTCATCTTCTATTTTAGTAGTTTCTTCTTTACCACCGCCAAGAAGAGAAGGCGCTACTCCAGCACCTAATAATAATCCACCAGCGGTTGTAGTTACTGGGTTTCTAGTAAATATGTTACCGCTTCTTTTGACTGTTTCTTCAGCAACATCATCTACTATTTTGGCATCAGCAATATCATCTACTACTTTAGCTTTGCCCATGTCTTTAACTTTTCTACCACTGTCTAAAATTTGTCTTATTCTACTAATGGTTGTGGGCGCTGCTCTGGCTATAGCACCGCCAATAGGCACTAAAGCTCCTACTGCATACTTTTCTACTTTAGGATTCTTTTTTATTTTTGTAATAGCCGAAGCTATACCGCCATCAGCAAATTCTTCTTCTGGCTTAACAACCTTGTAGCGAGACTTAGGGCCTGACGGTACGTCACTTTCTGAAATTAAATCTCGCAAGCGATACATTCCTTCGGATCTGTCGTCTATTTTATTTTGATTGATGTCACGAAACTCCATAGTTCTTTCAGGACCTATGACCATGCCCTCTGGAAAGGGTGAACCATCTTCTAAACGTAAATTACGTTTTTTAAGAATTTCTTCAATTAAAGATTGACGATCATTTTCTATTTTTTTAACAGCCGAAGCTATGCCACCATCAGCAAATCTACTTTCAAATTTAACACCCATTTCTGCTGGGTTTTTATATAGAGAAAAATTAGGACTCATTTGATAAGAATATTCTTCGCCTTTTTTTCTTAAAGGTATACCTTGGCTTTTTAATATTTCATTAATGCCTCTTTCAGCGAGAATATCTTCTATTTCTTTTTCTCTAATTATTTCTTTGAGAACGTCTGCTATACCTGTGTTCATTATTTTATTATTAAATTGTCTAAGATTTTATAATTTATAGAATAAAAACCATCGTTATCTAGATTAACAACTCCTGGAATGTGCATGACTTCTTGAGCCATAACTCCTGTTGTTATTGGATTGTTTAAATGCACGCCCATTAATTTAGCTAATTTATTCCAAGTCCAAGAATAAATATTTATACCATTTACAGATCCTAATTTTTTAATATTAGTTTTTAATCTTTTGTCTGATTTAAAACCAAACTGACCCAGTGCTGTTCCAAGTTGACCTAATGTGCCAATACCTCTTTGTAAAGAACTAGGCATGCTGTAAGTTTGTGGTTGATACATTTGAGCACCAGTACCACCAGATATACCACCCATTGGCAATCCAGCTAACAAGGCCTGACCTCTTTGTAATCTAGTAAATGGTTCGTCAGCTAAGACATCAGCTGCTCTAAATCTTCTGCTAAGAGCATCTTGCGTAATGCCTCTTTGAGTTTGTCCTAGATTTTCAAGCGTGCCTATCTGACCGGTTAATAAATCTTGACCTGCTGAACCTATAGAACCAAGTTGCGAACCTAGTCCAGAAATACCTTGACCAAGCGTGCTGTAAGCTAAACCAGCTGTACCCATGTTTTGACCTAAAGTTCCTAATTGACTAACTTGTTCAGCAGCAGCATCTCTAGCACTTTGGAAACCTTGAGATCTAATACCGCCGACGGCTTCTAACAAACCTCTACCCAGCGCTTCTTGTCTTTCGGTTTCTTGCAATCTGCCTCGACTACCGCCGAACGCTCCAGCGCCAACTGCACTAGCACGATTTGCTATACCTTCTTGTTCTGATTGTTCGGTTATATCTCTAATTGCTTGCTGAACGACTTGTTGTTCAAATGGATCACTAAAAGTTTTAATCGCTTCGCTAGGATCTCTAGCCAATCTAGCTGCTTCTGCTAAATTAAAAGTGCCTTGACCCAATTGACCAATGCCAGCTCTAGCAGCATCTATACCTTCTCTGGCAACGTCAGCTGCCTCTGGTATGTACTCGCCAAATCGACCAAGCCCACCAGCTAAAGTTCTAGCCTCTCTTTCTAAATCTGTTAAATCAGCTGTGCCTTCAATAGGTATGTCTCTTTCTTGAGCTATTAAACCTTCATATTCTCCAGGCGAACCAAAATAAGAAGACAGTATTCTTCTGCTAATATCTTCTGCAAAAGGATCAACAAACTGATAACCAGTTTGTGGTAACTCCATAGTTTCAGCTTCAACTTTTTTTATTTTAGGTTTTTTACAAGTACAACCCATTATTATTACCTCAAATCGTTGTAGTAAGTTCCACCAATTTTATGAAACCCATTTTTAAAAAATAACTTTTCTGCTTTTTCAATGCTAGTAATATTATAGATACCCATAACTATGGGCTTGTTTTTTTCTTTAGCATAAGCCATAGCAGTTTTTAACAAAAGATCTGAAGGTTTTTCACCATCAGTAATTTCTCTGTGTTTAGGCAATACATAAAACCAAGAGTCGCCTAAAAAATTTTCATTAGACCACCAATGATCAGTTTCTTCTAAACCCACACTGCCAACTATATTGCCATCTATATCTCTTACTACAAAAACAACACCGTCTAAAAGAACGCTATTTATTTTATGTGAAACTCTGCCCCAATGTAGTTTTGGAGATTTGCCATTAATTGAAAAAGAATGTTCTTTGTGAAAATTATCAGCTAAAAACTCAGCTATCTCTTTGCCATCTGCTTCACAAAATTTTAATTTATCTACCGTAAATTTACTCATGACATTGATCCCATGTAATCTTCGGCAGCTTTTTGTAAAGCATACATTTGTTTTGCGCCTTCCATTCTTTGTGCAAATGGGTCATCAGCTGGCGCACCAGCTAAGGCACCGATACCGCGTACTGCTTTAGCATTAGTAATAAACTCACCATCACTCAACATGGCTGGTATTTTATCGTCACGTTCTCCGCCAGGACCAGTTACTAAATCATCCCGATCTGGAAACATTTGACCATCTACCATCATGCCTTCGGCTGCGTATAGTTGGCCTTCAATTCTTCTAGGTTTTAAGTTGAATTGAACTCTTTCTTCTGGAGCTGCAGCCATAGGATCAAATCTACCAGGTCTGCCAACATTGTAAGCTTTAGTAACCTCTGAATAATAAGGTCGATAAACTGCTTTTAAAGGAGAACTTTCATCAATATATTGAACTGCATCTGGAGTATATTGTTGGGCTCTTTGTAAATCTAATATAGCTTTTTGCAACAATTTTTCTTGATTACTTAAACTTGGTAAAGCATTTATTACAAGCATTAATTCATTATCTAATCCAGAGATACCTCCATTAGCCATTCTGGTTATTGATGGAATGTTTGGCGTATTTAAAGGACCTATGCCTCCAGAAGATATTTGCATTGGCATAGTTAAATCTGAAAAATCAGTAGGGTTCGTAATTTTATCTTCATCATCTTCATCTTCTTCATCTTTTTTCATAAAATCTTTAAAACGTTCTTTTATCTTTTCTAACATAGATTTTTCTTTCTTTGCCATCCCTCCAGGAAAAAAGCCTTGAATGCCTTGTTTTTCTTTGAATACCTCCATTGCCATATCTGGATCCATGGCCATACCGCCAGCTTCTAACATAGCAATACCACCAGCAGCAAAACTATCTGGATCGTAACCCATTTTTTCTACGACATCAGGTCTCTCCTTTGCTAGAGACATTAAGCCCTCTTGATTTGGTTTTATGTCTTTCATATAACTATTCCTTTAAATTACTACGTGCGACAGATTTAGACTTTTCCCAGCTACGCATACCACCAAGTCCTAATAAACTCATAGTTAAAGTTAATAAACCTTCGGTTGCTATTTCTGGTACTGGGATATCAGATCCTGAAACCATTAAGCCCCAATTCAATATAGGTCCTATAAAAAAAGACCATAACAATCCTAAACAACACACCCACATAATCGCTGGTCTAGCACCGGCGACAAACATGGACGGGTTTTTAGCTTGTTCTTTATTAACTTCTATTTGAGCTAAATTTGCATTGTGTAATTGCATATCCAACTCATGCTGTAACTTAGCCTTTAGATCTTTGTCCTCAACAAACTTATCTAAAACTTTGCCAGCTACACCTACTACTGAATCTAACATAATTCCTCGTGTAAGTTACCAAAAGTCATCATAAGATGCGCCATGTTGTTCATACTATTCTATATGTACTTCCATCAAAAGTCATGGCTATATTCCTATTATCTTTTGGGTTTGCATAAGAGACATGCACCCAACCGCTATTAGGACTAACGCCATCGTAATATTCTAAAATAATCTGATCGTACTCTAAATTTTCTATAATGTAGTTAAACAAACTTTCGTTATCAACAGTTGGTATTTCTATATCTACTGCTTGTCCTAAACAATGTTGACTTTTTGTTGAGCCACCTATGGCTTTGTTTAGTTCTGGGGATCTATAACCACTATTAGGACTAAAAGCAATTTTGTAGTGATCTCTAATTGGTTGCACCACATTTTCACAAAGGTTAATTAAATTATTAAGTATTTTTTCATCTTGAATAGAATTATCTATTTCTTTGCGTTTAGCAGTTTGACTTTTAACAAACTCACGAACTGTAAAGTTTTTACTAAGTTTGGTATTTTCGTCCCAATCGCTCATGAGTAACTGGTTCTTTTCCTGCGATTTGACATAACTGCACCACAACCTTTGTTTAAGCGTGTAACAATACCGCCATCTTTTTTTTTGAGAATTGTTTTTACGTTGGTTGGTTTACCACCAACACCTTGAGGCTTGGCTCTTTTTCTAGCTACTGCACTACGTCTCTGAGCAGCTGTCATTCTTTTAGCTTTGGCTCTAGGTACACACTTAGGATATTTTCTTTTAGAACCTTTAACTTTGGCTCGACCACAAGCTTGAAACTTGCCATCTTTTTTAGGTGCACCGATATCAACCCAGTCACCTTTAGGGCCTTTACCAAACCATTCTGTTAATCCACCTTTAGGCTTTGCCATTTTTCTTTCTCTTAATAGATCTCATGGCCTCATTTCTTATCGCTTGTTTACCACGTTTAAAAATGCCTACCACTTCATTTTTTTTCATAACTTTAGCACGCTGTTCGCCTACTGTTAATATTTGTATTTTACGAGCAAAAGGTTTTTTAATCTTTTTTACTTTTGCTACCGTAGCTCTAGCATCAGCGGGTGTAGCAAATTTTATCTTAACAGTATCTTTAGGATTTTCGTCAGTATATAAACGTCTGCCAGAACCTTTTGGTTTCTTACCTGTGCCTTTTTTAGGATCTCTTTTTTTACTAGGCATTACCTATAACCACCGCCGCGTTTTTTATAAGTTCTAACTAGCCAAGCATTAGCATAAGCTGAAGGGTAAACTTTAAATTTACGTTTAGCTTCTGCTTTTACTCTGGCATATAAGGCTGGATTAGTTGGTGTAGCACCACTTTTCTTTTTTCTTTTTTTAACGCTACCACCTTTTTTTAATTTAAGCGCGGCTAAACTTCTAGCTTGTTTTGCATGTGCGTTACTAGCTTTTTTTAAAGCTTTTGTAACTTTTTTTACCGTTCTTTTTACTTTTTTTCTAGCTACCATTTAACACCTCCATCTTTTTCGTGCTTGTCTTAATCTAGAATTAGGATTCTTTGCTGCCTTCGGAAACTTTTTCATTTGCCCAGCAGATCTAGCACAAAAAGATTTACGGCGCTTGGCAGCCTTGCTACCTTTTTTTACTTTGCCAGTTACTGCTGTTTTTAATTTAGATCCTGGATTTAACTTTCGATAGGCTTTAACACCAGCCTTAGTCATTCCAGCCCCTTTTTTAGTAGGCCGAAAATTTTTTTTATTTCTAGGTGGCATTTTGCCTTTCTTTCTAGTCGTTTTTGCCATTTGCGCTCTACTAATTGCCACTTATTTATTTTTTATTTTTATAAATGTTTTACGCCCCAAAGCTTGATTTCTTTTCATCTTGCTTTCTGCTTGTTCCAAAGTAGCATTAGTCATGATTGGTATTTCATGCCCATGTTGATAAACGTC